TATGAGTGTGGTGATGGGAGTGGGATTCGAACCCACGAAAGATACCTATCAGATCTTAAGCCTGACCCGTTTGACCGCTCCGGAATCCCACCGTTATTTATACATATTGAATCTCTAAACATATTACAATGAAACTGAACTTCCTACAAACTCCGCGCGTATTCTATGCCCCCTACGCTGATAAACTTACCAAGTTCAAGGGACGATTCTATAATGTTCTTGCTGACATGAGTTGGACTCCGTACATTCCTTTACCGAACAGACCCATCAATTATCTTGAAATTGGGTGTGCGGACGGCGGAAACGCTATTATCATCTCAAAATCGTATGCGAAACATCCAGATTCGAGAATCTATTGCGTAGATCCATGGATGGATTATGACGAGTATCCAGAATACAAGGGGGGACAGGAATCGGCATGGGAAAACTTTAACCGCAATATTCAGGTATGTGCGGACCCCGGAAAGTTCGTGATACATCGAGGATTCTCTGACGATATTGTTCCAACGTTTCCCGATGAGTTTTTTGATTTAGTGCTTGTTGACGGAAACCACGAGACCGAGTATGTTTACCGCGACGGTCTGATGTCTCTAGACAAAGTCAAGATTGGAGGGTATATCGTATTTGACGACTATATCTTCGCGTGGCCAACCGTCGTTGTAGGCGTTGACAAGTTCGTCAAAGAATGCGGATCGAAGATCAAGGTCATTGGAAAAATTCCAATTGCCCAATTCATTGTTCAGCGAACATCTTAAAGCTTGAACCTGCGCTTGTAATCCGAAATGGATGCACGCAGCGTCTTCTTATTCCACAGTACCCATTTGGCCAGAGCTCCGGGCGTATCGGGTTTCTGCCAGTGCTCACCCATTCCCGAATGGCGTTTCAAATACCGCTGTTTGCGAGTGTCATCCCTATGCTTCGTGTAATCGCTCATCCCTTTGGCACCGAACGGCACGACTTTCTGGTGTCCGTCGGGGTACACGAACGTCGCATCCCACTTCTTCTCCTTCTTGTGTGACGGCTTGATAGATTTCAGTTTTAGTTTGCGAGTTTTGTGTTGACCACCCAAGAACTTGCCGACCATACTGGCTACATCGGGACTCGGCATCGTTGATTCGGGATGGGCTCCAGTGACAGCTACAGCTTGGCGTTGCGCTATTCGTGCGTCGCGATGTTTTCTTTCCTCTAACCGTACAAACGGCAAGATGTTATCATGAATAATATATGGAACACGATCTTCTTCTATAAGAATATTGTAGAGATACGAGCGGTGTGGATCTATGCCATTATTATCAAATCGATCCAACTCTTGACTTATAGCTCTTTGTATACCTTGCGCACGTGTTTTTAGAAGACTGATTTCCTCGGGTGTCGTAGACGGTTGCGCTTCTAACCGTTTGTATAAATCGAGTGTCTTCGCAAATTCACGTTCAATACCTCTATACGCTGGAGCTCCGCCATGATGTTTTACGCGGCGAGTTTTGCCTCCCATTATCTATTTGCGAGTTTTGCGTTTACCGGTCTTGGATTTGTGTTTGCGATGTTTACGACGAGTTCGACGTTTACCGCCAACTGGAGGAACTAGATGAGCTATGCCATAAATTATAGCAGACAGAGGAAACTTCTCACGAGTTTCGGGGTTTTTAATAAGTCCATCATATCCAATTCTCTCAATTAAACCTTGAATCGATGATAGTTTGTAACACATGGTACGTATTCTGGGGTTTGAGTTTGGAAAACATCCAACCTTTTCACCTTCTACAAATGGTTCAAGAGTTATAGGATCCTCTCTATCAGACGGAATATCAATAGGAGTCGGGGGTGGAGAAGCAGCTGGGGGAGCAGACGGCACTAATAAATCACGAATTTCTTGGGTTTTTGCGATGTCGTATACTGTTGTACCGTCGTCGGGCTTGATTGTCTGGTCCGCACCAGCTGCCAGAAGATCGCGCACCATCTCAACATTACCCCTTTCAGCTGCGGACCATAACGCCGTGAAATTTTGTTTCGTGACGGCATTCACGTTTGCTCCAGCAGCAATTAATAACCGACCTATTTCAGTATATCCAGGTCCGTAGGTGGCTGAAGCTATAAGAGGCGTCATGTCATTGTCATAACGAGGAATGTTGGGATTGGCGCCAGCAGCAAGTAGTGCCCTAACTATTTCGGTATATCCCTTTCTCGAAGCAAAAATTAGGTTTGTTCCATGAATATATTGCTCGTTCACATTAGCCCCATCGGCAATACCCTTTCTTACCCAGTCTAGATTTCCAGACATAGAACCCTCGTATAAGTAATCATGGGGCGACCAGGGGCCTCCACCCCTTCGATTCTTGACGCGGCGAGTTTTGCGGCGACCACCGAGAGCCGTACGAAGTTTGGCTTTAATAGATGGAGGCAGTTCATCAAGTTTCCGATCAGTCATTTCTACAAAGTTCTCAAACATCGCAATCAGTATTAAGTCTGACGACACATCTTTCACATAAAGTGGCATTGCACGGGCAAATGGATGTTCAAAAATTTGCTGTCTTTCGTGTGCAGCATTTAACATTTTCCATAATTCATCTCCAGACTTCTCTGGAAAAACAATGAATAAAAGAGACCATAATAGACATACTCCGCGAGTCCCTTGAAACCGAGGGCAAGTGCTATGAACTAATGTCTTATCCGGCCCTACAAAGTTTTGTAGTTTTTTTATTAGTTTATCTTCACGAGTGACACCGTGAGAATTAAAATGTAAATACGTACCATCGGGTTGTTTCTTAACTATTGTTGCATGTTCACTTTCTGATATCATAACAGAATGACTTGATCCAATATATTTATCAATTGTCCCCATAGCAGAAGGAGATAACAAATCAAGTTCTTCCTGGCGACATCCCTTAACTATAGGAATCAGTACTTTATCAGTAACAGTTCTTATAACCGGATTCAATCCGAATGAGGTTACATCCCCAACAATTTGAACCCCTTTTTGAATCGGAGAGAGTGCCGAAACATCTTTTACATGTTTAAGTAATCCTGGATACAGGGCTATTAGCCGATAAATAACTCTAGTTGCTAAAAGCTGTGATGGAATTCCGCGAACAAACGATTCGTCATTGCTAGGATACTTCTTAGCCAGTGCATCCCAGTACTCTTTGGGTTTTTTTGGGAGTAACCCTAACATCGGGAGATCATCAACTTTAAAGTAGTCAGCAACTTCTTTAGACGTGACTGGACAATAATGCTTAGTGCCTGGTGCTGGTATTTGTGGAAGGAGTTTTGAAGATAATGGAAGTGCGTGAAGGGGGGAAGGATATTCCATTATTCTTTCATCCGAAAATGTAATGGAAGAGTGGTATTCGGCCGTCCGAATCTTACGTGAGGAAAGTGATAATCCTGGCCTCGTAAAAGATTTCTGTTACCGCATTTTCCAAGACTTGAAACGTATCAAAATCAAGGACAAGAAAAAGTTCGCTCAACGTCTCGGACCCGACTTCGAAAATTGGCGAGAGTATTTGGAAGCTGATTTCCCGAAAGAGCTCGTGAAAGAAATTCTCTTTGACGACGAGTTCTGGAAACTCACGTTGAAAGTCACCAAGCCGTGAAAAATGGAAGAATGAATCTAAAGACTATACAGACTAATACAATAATGGGCGACGTTATCATCGGTGTCCAGTTCGGAATCGCAAACCCCGATGAAATCGTCAAACGCAGTGTCGTTCATGTCATTACCGACAAGACGCACCAAAACAAAGATCAGCCCGTAGCTGGCGGAGTCTTTGATTCCCGTTTCGGAGTGATTGAAAACGGCAAGATTTGCCCGACGTGCAAGCAGAACAATATTCTGTGCCCTGGTCATTTCGGTCACATTCAGCTTGCTCGGCCGGTGTATCTGTACCAGTTCATTGACCAGGTCATCAAGGTTCTACAAGTCGTATGTCTGAACTGCTCAAACCCTTACCTTCCAGACGCAGAACTTGAAGAGATGGCCGAGAACTTGAAGGGTATGGACCGTTTCAACGCCGTACAGAAACGCACGGTCGAATACAAGACTCATGAGCTGAAAGAGTCTTCGGCGTGCTCACACTGCAACTCCCCCACAATCGCAAAGGTCGTGAAGGAAGAAGGTACGATCGCCAAGCTTCAGGCGAAGACGTACGATGAAGGCGAGCCGATTCCCCTGCAGCCTGAAATGGTTCTTCGGACATTCCAGCGCATCGCGGATCGGCACGTAGATCTCATTGGATTCAATTCCAAGTTCAGTCGTCCCGACTGGATGGTGTGTACGGTTCTGGCGGTTCCGCCTCTGACTGTACGCCCTTCAGTCATTATGGACGATAACCAGAGGATGGAAGATGATCTGACACACAAGCTGATTGATATTGTTCGCAATAACCAGAAACTGCAGGATCGTATCGACAAGGGCGATTCGGCCGAGATGATTGATAAGTATACGGATATCCTCCAGTTCGATGTTGCGACCTACGTCGATAACGATATCAAGGGCATTCCGCCAGCCGCCCAGCGGTCGGGTCGTGCTCTCAAGACCCTGAAGTCACGTCTGGGTGCCAAGACTGGTCGTGTGCGCGGTAATCTTATGGGTAAGCGCGTCGACTTCTCGGCTCGTTCAGTAATTACGCCCGACGCGAACATTGATGTGGATGAGCTGGGCGTGCCGGAGGAAATCGCACGGAACTTGACGTTTCCCGAGATTGTCACGAGTTACAATCGCGATCGTCTGATGTCGTATGTTCGCAACGGACCGACAAAGTACCCTGGTGCCAAGTCCGTGTACATCAAGCACGATGACCGGTCCGTCAACCTGAAATTCATTAATCCCGAAACGATTGATTTGAAGCAGGGCGATGTCGTGCACCGTCACTTGATTGATGGCGATTCAGTGCTGTTCAACCGCCAACCGTCGCTACACAAGGCGTCTATGGAATGCCATCGTGTTCGCGTGCTGCCATTCTCAACGTTCCGCCTGAACGTATCAGCTACCAAGCCTTACAATGCAGACTTCGATGGCGACGAGATGAACATGCACGTTCCCCAGAGCATCGCTTCGGCGACCGAACTCAAGTCTCTCGCTACGGTACTGAACCAGATCATTTCGCCACGCACGAATTCCCCAATCATCCAGATTATTCAGGATACGCTCACTGGATCGTTCCGTGTGAGTCAGGATCATGTAGAGGTACCCGAACACCTTGCGATGAACATTATGGCACGCATGAAGCGGGCGATTTCGACGTACCGTCGCAAGGATCGTCCAATTACCGGCAAGGAACTCATGTCCACCACCTTTCCACTCATGAATTTGAATGGCGAGGCCAAGGTCGTGAACGGCGAACTGAAGTCTGGAGTGATGGGGAAGGACGCGTACGGTTCAGCATCCAAGGGTGCAATTCATGTGATCTACAACGATTTCGGTCCCAAGCGGGCTGGGCAGTTCATTAACGATGTCCAGAACATTGTCACGAAGTATAATCTCCTTGCCGGATTCTCGGTCGGTCCGTCTGATCTGATTGTGAATGCCGAGACGGATCAGTTCGTGAAGAACAAGATTCTGGAATGCAAGCAGAAGATTGCTGATATCATGTCGTCCGTTCACGCTGGAACGTTTCTGAACTCTGACGGGCGTGAGAACGGCGAGGAACTGGAGAACCAGATTATGAAAGTCATTGGAGATACGAACAACACGGTGTCCAAGGAAGTTATGGACAAGCTGGAGAAGGATAATCGGATGTATCAGATGGTCAAGTCTGGTGCCAAGGGTAATGCGTTCAACATTGTTCAGATGATGGCTTTGCTGTCGCAGCAGCAGGTTGGAGGTAAGCGTATCCAGTACACTCTACAGGACCGCACGCTCCCTCACTTCCACAAGTACGATGACGGTCTAGAATCTCGCGGATTCGTAGAATCCAGCTTTATTGGAGGTATTCGTCCAGCCGAGTTCTTCTTCCACGCCATGGGAGGACGTGAAGGTTTGATTGATACGGCGATCAAGACGTCCGATTCAGGATACATTCAGCGCCGACTCGTTAAGACGATGGAGGATATCCATGTAGAGTATGATGGCACGGTACGTAACGTGAATGGTGCAATTGTCCAGTTCCATTATGGCGGCGATGGAATTAATTCGGTGTGTGTCGAGAAGCAGACCCTGCCACTCGCAATGATGTCGATGGAAGAGATCTTCCGTGACTTCGCAATTTCAGCGGACGATATTTCGGCAGTTGTCAAGGGTGAAGTCAAAGAGTTCCACGATATGGTCGATACCATCATTGAGGATCGCGATATGTTGGTACGTGACGTATTCCGGTACACGAAGCAGGATACGGTATTTGTCCCAGTCCATTTCGATCGAATGGTCGAAAAGTACACGAACCCTTACTCTGTGAAGACTGATTTGACGCCACTGTATGTTGTTGACGAGCTTGACAAGATGTGTGCCCAGCCGCTGATTCGACACAACAAACTGTTTCATGTGATGCTGCGATTCCATCTCGCTCCAAAGAAGTCTATCATCAAGATGCGTCTCACCAAGGCAATGTTCGACGAACTGTTGAAGGATATCAGTTTCCGGTACATTCGATCCAAGGTTCATGCTGGCGAAATGGTCGGAACGATGGCAGCCCAATCGGTCGGTGAGCCGACGACACAGCTTACCCTGAACACCTTCCACTCGGCCGGTACGTCGGCTGCGAATGCCACTGGAGGTGTGCCGCGTATTATGGAGCTTCTCGCAGCATCTCCGAATCCCAAGACGCCAATTGATACCGTGTACCTTGACCCGAGCATTGCGGGATCACAGGATGCGGCCATCGCAAAGAAACGCGAGATCCAAAAGACGACTCTGCGAGATATCACAAAGTCGGTGCGCATTTATTACGATCCCAATCCTCTGTCAGAGAACACGGCAGTTCAGGAAGATCGCGATATTCTGCAGTCGTACCAGAAGTTCTCGGTGACCAATGGACAGCTGTGTACATCTCCTTGGATCGTTCGATTGGAGTTTGACGATATGGAGATGGTTTCGCGCAATGTGATTGATATGACGATGATTGCTGCCAAGATCCAGAATAACCGTGTGCTCAAGGTATTTGAGTGCATTCACTCGGACACGAATGCTCCCGGGAAGCTGGTGATGCGTATCGTGTTTGCGGCGGATATGGTCAAGAACGTTCTGGCTCTGCGGTTCATTGAAGATAAGTTGCTGGATACGGTACTCAAAGGCATTGATGGAGTTGGGCGAGTATACCCTCGCGAAGTCAAGGACCAGCTGACGTATGACGAGAAGACTGGAGGGTATGTATCGGCATCCCAGTGGGTGCTGGACATTGAAGGCAGGAATCTGCTGGATTTGTCAACGGTTCCTAACATTGATCCTCTGCGCTCGTTCTCGAACGATATTCACGAGATCAAGGATGTGTTTGGAATTGAAGCGGCACGTATCGCACTACTTCGTGAGTTCAATACCGCATTCGCCGGCTCATCGATCAATTACCATCACCTGATTACGCTCGTGGACGCAATGACGTACCCTGGCTTCTTCCTGAAAGCCGATCGTGCGGGAATGTCGAAGAACACGGAGAATGGTGTACTGGCCAAGTCGTCATTCGAGGAGACGGCCAAGCACCTATTCAATGCCGCTCTCACGGGTGAGAACGATAATATGCGTGGGGTATCTGCCAACATCATGTTCGGACAGAAGCCGCCATGTGGAACTGGGTTTGTTGATATCCTGATTGACGAGACCAAGTTGCCGGAAGGGACTGAAGAGGATCATGCGATCTTCGAGGAGGAACGCAGGACGGTGCACGAGATTCTTGAGAAAGAGTCGGAGAAGGAGAGTTCAATCAGTATGTCTGACCTGAACATGTTCTAAATGAACTTTAAATAAAAACTAAAATTTAGGATTGAACAATCCTATTTTTTAGTTTACGTATACGTCAGCATGAAATGAAAATGGAACCGAAATATGACTCTGTAGTTACAGCCGTCATATCTGCTTTTAAAAGCCGCGCAGAGTTTGGATTTAAGAAGTACGGAACCAATTTGGATCGTAAGGATTTGAAGCCTTTAGATTGGATTCAACATACTCAGGAAGAACTCATGGACGCTATTCTGTATTTGGAGAAGATGAAGCAGGAGTTTAGTTGCTGTACGCCAGACCGCCCATGCCCGACATGATGCGGAGAATGTTGTAATTCACGGCATAGACGCGCACATCCCACGTCGCATCCAGATCGGGGTTGATGGTAACATTGCCAGCCATGTTCAGTACGATCGTGGCTGTATCAATGCGCGAGAAGTTGCACGTTCCAGACGGCTGGTGCTCCTCCGGGCGGAGTGCGAACGAGTAGCAGTAGATGCCTGGCTGGTGAACAGGTAAGCTTGTAGCAGTCTGGACGGTTGCGCCATAACCAGTGTGGTGCTGGAACGTCTGGACAGAGTTGAAATAGTCGCCGTAGCGCTTGTCCATGCGGTCCTGTCCGTTGATCTGTAGGTGCTGCTCGTACACGGCATCCTGATCGTATGTGAACGGCTGGAGACGCGTATTGCCAAACCCCTTGGAGATCGAGCAGTTGGTGTAGGATGTAGGCTGTACAACCCATACCAGCTCCTTGACGGGGTGGTTGAACGTCAGGTCAATACGGTTATTGTACGATGAAATACCCTTGTCCTCATTAAACTGCGTCTGCTCAATGAGGTACTCGTGCGAGTTCTGCGCCATGCGGCGGCGCTCCTCGGTATCGAGGTAGATGTAGTCAATATACACGGCCGCCTGAACAGGCTGCTTCAGCGTCTTGGTACCTGTTACGAAATTTCCGGCAATGAACTGGGCATCGTTCCACTCGATATTGATCTTGACCTCGTGGTACTGCAGGGCAATGAGCGGGAGAGCCGCACCGGGGTTGCGAGTGTAGAAGAAGTTGAGGGGGATGTACAGGACATTCGGGAGAGCAGGGTGACCAGAGTTGCCGCTACCGCTGATGCAGGCAGACGTGTCGGTGAACGCAACCGTCGTCGCCTTAGATCCAAACGCCGCAGTCGTTACAGCACCTCCAGACGTGGCTGCGACGAAGACATTGTCACTGTACGCCTGGGTAATCGAAGACGTAGACGGTCCAGCACCGACCATGTTCCACAGCTTCTTGGACGTCGTCAGGTCGCTTGACAGAGAGTCCCACAGGTACAGCCACTCACCATATAGACGATCAATCAGCTGTCCGCCAATATCCAGCTCAACATACTTGAGGAGATTGTAACCTAGACGTCCCTGATCGTTATTGAAGGTTCCAACAGGCATAACAACCTCGAGGTACGTGGAATACAAGAGATCGGCATGGCGACCGATGAGCGCCGAGTGCTTGGCTCCCCACGCAGCCTGGCCAGTGAGGTTAATGCGGAACGGCTCCATCGCGAAGTTCGTGTGGCGCTTAAACAGACCCTTCCAGAAGGTAATCTGGGGATTGCCGGAAAGGTATGCGTCCTGTGCGCCGTAGGCTACGAGCTGAAGTAATCCACCGCCCATTATGTATTTATATGTTCCTTATACTCTTTTTTCTTGAAAACGTCTACTTGCGATGGCGGGAGCGGCGAGTGCGGCGCGTACGACGTCCGCCGTCTGTCGGCTTAACAAGACCATACTCGTCCTTGAGCGGGACAGTCACTGGAACAGATGGTTCCACATCTGGAGGCGTTATGCGTTCGTTCGCACCACCTCGGGCTTTGTAGGTCTTTTTGGCAGCTTTCAGAACTGCGCCAAAAGGCTTACCTTTGTTTTTCTTGAGTTTGAGAGTTTTACGAACATGTGATAACCACTTGTTCGCCATTTATTCTATATAGAGTTTACTTGCGGGAGCGGCGAGTCTTGCGCGCAGTCTTGCGAGAGCGGCGGCGGCGGCCCGCGGCGGGCGCAGGCGTCATCTCCTCAGAGGAAGAGACAGACTCATCTACAGCCTCATCAGCACCACCCTTCTTGCCGTAGGACTTCTTCGCCAGCTTCAGGACCTGGCCGAACTTCATGCCCTTGTGGGCCTTCATCGTCTTCTTGACGTGCGCGAGCCACTTGTTTGCCATTTTTTATTTTAACGCAAGATTTTATTGAGTTAGACAGATCGTCTTTTAGACGGTGATATTGTAAATTGGCGATTTATGCTGCCTCGGCTGGAACGAAACGGATGGATCTGGGAGTACTGGCTGCCTGTACTGCTTGGGCTTGAGTGCACGTAGAGCTTCCGGTTTAAGAACCGTACTATGTTCCTGAAAGTCCCCAATATAGACTTCCATCGCACTATCGACCGACCCATAATTCATTAAGTTCCATTGGCATCCGTATGTCAGCAAGATCTGGGGATTCTTGTTGATCAAATCTCCCTCGATATCGGGCACGACCATCGTGATATTGTTTCGGTTATGCTCGATCAGTTCATTGCTGTCATTCGTCTGGGCCGCTTGGGTATATGTCAATCGACGCAAATTTGATGTGCCCCAAGACATATTCACTAACTCGTCCATCAATGTACCTTTTACTTCCGTTCCGGACACAATGATTAGCTTGGACTGTAACTTGCATATCGGCTCAATCGCCAAATTCTTACGCTGGAATCCGTACGATACATCGAGCAAATACTGGTGGCACGTTGTTTTCAACGCTTCCGCACATGCGTTCATCACATTATTGTTCGTAGTATGGAACACTAAACTCAACACAAACGGATCCGTGGCAACCGGGCATGAAACAGTATTGAACATGTTGTTCGCAATACCTACACAGCAAGCACCAAATGATACGGTGTTGTAAGCGTAATCTGTACCTAGTTTCTGGTTCTTCAATCCTACCACCGGCGCTCCCGATCCGTCGTCATAGATATCCAGTTCTACGACACGAGGACCAGCTTTTGCCAATAAAGGAATCACGCCGTCGCTAATGTAATCATAAATCTTCGACCCCGGAAATAGAGAGTATGCTGATGATGCCAAGTAGTAATCACATAACCTGTACTCTGGAGTCACCGGGCATCCTAGAGGAGCCAAAGCCATGACTGAATTGTAAGCGTTGAATGTAGGTTCGGCTTTTGCCTGCGCTTGCACGTCCGACGG